ATCTCGTAGTTGTTCTCGCTCAAGAGGGCATTGCGGGTACGTGAGGAAAACGTGAACTCCATCGTATGAGAAAGAGGAAGCTGGCATAATATTACCCAGCTTCCACCCGCCACCCGCCACCTTATATAAGCGTGCTGCGCAATCGAAATGTTTTTCGATGGCAGAAGGTTGGATTTCACGTGCAGTTGCAGGCTCTGTTTATCAGCCAATAGCAACTCTTGCTCCTTCTTCATTCCTAAATTCGGCAGTGATCAACGGTCTTGACGTTTCACGGAAGCGCCCAGCTACACTCCAATTAATTGGAGGTCCCGATCCTAAGCGACTCAAGCTATCAGACTTCTCTCAAAAAGGCAAAATGGCTTTCAGAAGGCGTACCTTTCGTCGTCGTCCTCGACGTGGTCGTCGTTTGCGTAAAAGACGTGGGAATCGTCGTTCCGGAGGCTTTGCTAAACGCGTTCGTCGCGTTATCTTTCGTTCTCTCGAAAAGCGCGTTCAGGTCATCGAAGATGGAACAGTACAGGTCAACCTCGCAGAGGGGGATGGTACTACTCGTGTCACTTATGTGCAGTCTCCTCTCTCTGGGATGCTACACGGCGATGAAGAAGATCGTTTCCAGGGTAATCAGTTTTGGCTTAAGGCTCTAGGACTCCGCGGTCAGTTGACCATGGATACTACGACGCCGCCCGCAACTGCTGCTATCGTGCGTATTACGCTACTTTTTAGCAAGGACCAGGGAGATGGTTTCCAAACTGGTCTTACTGCGTTTGGCAATACCACTACTGCAATTACCAACCCAGTACAGGTTCCACCTGATACCAATCCACGGTTTTTCCAGAATACAGCGGTACCTTTCGTCGGTCTCGGCTATACCGCACCGTTCGACGTTACCCGTCACAAGGTTATTAGGTCATGGATGATACCCGTTAACCCCTCTGGTGATGTAGAAGGAACAGCTTTGGCTATGCCAACTCTATTCAAATGCTATGTCCCTATTAAGAGGATGATGCAGGTAGAAGACGCATTGCAAGGTCCAATCAATGGTTCAAATACCCGTTACAAACACGGTACTTATTGGTGGGTAGTCCAGTGTATCGCTGGCAACACCGGAACCAGTGCCGATACCGTAGTTAACATGCGTTTCCAGTCTATGGTCTTTTATCGTGATCCTTAGTTTATTTCATATAAAGGATGAGATATTTCATAAAAATGACAGTTTAAATCAAGCCATTGGCACTCAGCTCCGGAAAGAGCTCGTCGAGGGTCCATATCTTCGTTACAGAGCCAGATGGTAGGCCTGCCGTTACGAACTCGTCGTTTCTTTCGATATTTATCGGTGAGTACCCCTTCTTTCTGGCATCCGAGAAAGAATTTCCAGTGTGGAAAGAATTTGATGTCGATGTCGTCCAGTATGATGTACTTGGCCTCGTCGCACCAGTCGTCGATGGAGAATAGGTTGCAGAAGTACATGTGCGTGCCAAGAGATCTTGCCCACTCAGTCTTCCCGAGCCTAGACTTTCCAATAAGAACGAGCGAGCGTGGTCTTTCCACTTCCTACATAGCTAGATTATTTAGTGAGCAGCCAGCGGCTGGGGAGGGGACTGGGGCCCCCCCCAGACAAGACAGGAGCCAATATAGGCATGAGGGGATACAGTAATACCTCTAGGAGATTAGTCCTAACCCAGTCGGTCAAGGTTACAGGCTCTCGAAACTCGTCTCGTCCTCTTCCAGCGTATGGAGTCTCGTCTCTCCCGAATCGCCACTCGCAAAAGAATAAAAGGCGTTCAAGGTGTAGCACGTAATCACGCGGAAATCGCGATCGTGCCGCGTCAAGAAACTCAGTCTTGCTGTTGCAAACTTCGAGCACTTCTCCCCACCCGGACATCTTGGGTCCGAGCACGCTTTCCAGACCTTCAGAAACCAACGGCTCAGTGTCCTCTTTGCGGCAGTAGGCAGCGCAGTCTGCAGCACGTCTTGGGTGTTGTACGTTAGGATGGTATCCGTCCACGTCAAAGGCGCTAGCGCTAGCGAACCGTCGTCTTCTTCCGAAGTGAACGTAAGCGTGTAGGTGATATGCCCCATCATCGTGCAGCTCACGGCCAATGATGTACTCACACTCGGGTGCAAGGTTTCGCAGAAAATCTCGTAGTTGTTCTCGCTCAAGAGGGCATTGCGGGTACGTGAGGAAAACGTGAACTCCATCGTATGAGAAAGAGGAAGCTGGCATAATATTACCCAGCTTCCACCCGCCACCCGCCACCCTTATATAAGGACGCTGCGCAATCGAAATGTTTTTCGATGGCAGAAGGTTGGGTTTCACGTGCAGTTGCGGGTTCGATTTATCAACCAATAGCAACTCTTGCTCCGTCTTCATTCCTAAATTCGGCAGTCATCAACGGCTTAGACGTGTCACGGAAACGTCCAGCTACACTCCAATTAATTGGAGGTCCCGATCCGAAAAGGCTAAAATTAACTGACTTCGCTCAAAAAGGCGCTATGGCTTTCAGAAGGCGTACCTTTCGTCGTCGTCCTCGACGTGGTCGTCGTTTGCGTAAAAGACGTGGGTTTCGCTCTCGCGGAGGCTTCGCTAAACGCGTTAGACGCGTAATCTTTCGTTCACTCGAAAAACGCGTGCAGGTCATCGAAGATGGAACCGTTGCCACTAATTTGGCTGAAGGAGATGGCACTACTCGTGTCATATACGTTCAAGCTCCTATCTCTGGTATGCTTCATGGAGATGAAGAGGATCGTTTCCAAGGCAATCAATTCTGGTTGAAGGCTCTGAGTCTTCGTGGTCAATTGACCATGGATACAACGACGCCGCCCGCAACTGCTGCTATTGTGCGTATTACGCTACTTTTTAGCAAGGACCAGGGAGATGGCTTCCAAACTGGTCTCACTGCGTTTGGCAATACAACCACTGCGATTACCAACCCAACCCAAGTACCACCTGATACCAATCCACGGTTCTTTCAGAATACAGCGGTACCATTCGTCGGTCTCGGTTATACAGCACCGTTCGACGTTACCCGTCACAAGGTTATTAAGTCATGGATTATCCCGGTTAACCCTTCAGGAGATGTAGAAGGCTCGGCTCTCGCTCTGCCAACACTATTCAAATGTTATGTGCCAATCAAGAGGATGATGCAAGTTGAAGATGCATTACAAGGTCCAATCAATGGTTCAAATACCAGGTACAAATACGGTACCTATTGGTGGGTTGTCCAGTGTATCGCTGGCAACACAGGAACCAGTGCCGATACCGTAGTTACTATGCGTCACCAGTCTATGGTGTATTATCGTGATCCATGATTTTAATCATATAAAGGATGAGATATTTCATAAAAATGACAGTTTAAATCAAGCCACTGGCACTCAGCTCCGGAAAGAGCTCGTCTAGGGTCCATGTCTTCGTTGCAGAGCCAGATGGTAGGCCTACCGTTACGAACTCTTCGTTTCTTACGGTATTTGTCGGTAAGCACTCCTTCCTTTTGACATCCGAGAAAGAATTTCCAGTGTGGAAAGAATTTGATGTCGATGTCGTCCAGTATGATGTACTTGGCCTCGTCGTCCCAATCGTCGATTGAGAAGAGGTTGCAGTAGTACATGTGCGCGCCAAGAGATCTTGCCCACTCAGTCTTCCCGAGCCGAGATTTTCCAATAAGAACAAGCGAGCGCGGTCGCTCCAATTCCTACATAGCTAGATTATTTAGTGAGCAGCCAGCGGCTGGGGAGGGGACTGGGGCCCCCCCCAGACAAGACAGGAGCCAATATAGGCATGGGAGGGTATAGTAGTACCTGTAGGAGATTAGTCCTAACCCAGTCGGTCAAGGAAACAGGCTCTCGGAATTCGTCTCGTCCTCTTCCAGAATAGGCGGTGCTCTCTCGTCCAAACTTCCACTCGCAAAAGAATAGAAGTCGCTCAAGGCCCAGGACGTAGTCTCGCGGAAAGCGCTCTCGTGCTCCTTCAAGAAATTGCTCTCGCGTCTCGCACACTTGGAGCAGGTCGCCCCATCCGTTCGTGGATTTCTGCACTTCCCGTAGGTTATCTGACACCAGCGGCTCAAGGTCCTCCTTGCGGCAGTAGGCAATGCAGTCGTCTCGACGTCTTGGCTTCTGTATGTTAGGATGGTATCCTTCCACGTCAAATGCGGTAGGTGAGGTGAATCGTCGACGCCCCCCGAAGTGAACGTAAGCATGTAGGTGATAGTTCCCATCATCGTGCAGCTCACGTCCAATGATGTATGCGCAGTCGGGTGAAATCGTGTGCAGAAAATCTCGTAGTTGCTCTCGCTCAAGAGGGCACTGCGGGTACGTGAGGAAAACGTGAACTCCATCATACGAGAAAGAGGAAGCTGGCATAATATTACCCAGCTTCCACCCGCCACCCGCCACCCTTATATAAGGACGCTGCGCAATCGAAATGTTTTTCGATGGCAGAAGGTTGGGTTTCACGTGCAGTT